ATAACTGGCCACCCTTAAGCGAACCAGCAGTATGCATCTCCATGTCACCCTTCATCACGAAGTCTTTGAAGAAATCAAAAGCTTCTTCATTCTGAAGTGGATTCCAATTAGATGTGACAATATCAAGAATCTTTTGGTCAGTGTTTCTAACCAGTGCGCAATGTGGAATTGGATGAGAAAGAGGAATGATCTCTCCATCAATCTGTGTTGGAAGATTGATATATGCCGGAACCTTTTCAACATTCCAATCGAGCCCAGCGGCTTTTAACATTTGCCGTGGCGTTAAATCATTTGGTACTGGTTTGCCGAGACCATGCCATGGTAGTTCTCCAGCATAAGCCATTGTTTCTACTTCGTGACTCATGAATGTATTTTTCCTTTCATGAGTAGATTATATCACAAAATATATTCGATGTAAAGGGAATTTATTATAAGAAAAATGGGCGGAGAATTTTGTTCTCCGCCCATTAAGTTCTTTATTTTATCTCATCTAATAGACGATTAAATCGCTGACTCATCGACATACCGGGCGGTCGGCCCCTATGTGCATTTCGTTCAGCGGGAGACGATCTTGAGGGACGAGTGCTCCTCAACTCCCGCTCATTATCGCCCCGCCGCAGCAAGCTCCCTATTCTCTCTTCGACGCATATCAAAAATTGGATTTCTAACTCGACCGGGGCGCCCATGTTGGCGTTCTTGGTCATTATTATCGTCTCGCGTCTGAGAGAGGCGCGCCGATTCTAATTGAGGTTCTCTGTTTTGGGTAAGTCTTCGATCGGTTGCTGCATCTTTTACTCGACCCATGCCACCAGGAACCCGATCGCCGGGTTCTTGCATATTAAGGTGTTCAATTGTTTCAGATAGGTCGAGTTCAGGACCAAGTTCTTCAATTCCAACCTTAAAGATTAATGGATCGTCATCATATCCATTAACTGGGTTAGAATTGACCGTTTCAAAACCAAGAGGCTGAAGATTTTCGAAACCATGTGGCTGGAGTTCGATAAACACGTCATACGCTTCATTCTGTTCGTCTTGAACCCAATCATTCGCAATAAGATGCTCTTGGAACAATCCAGGAGCCACATTCGGATTGAATGCGGGTTTGAGAGTGATTGATTCAGCCTTCCATGGAGTGAGTTCCGAAAGAGAAATTGCTCTTCCAGCCGCTTCAATATAGTTTTCCATTGGCCGTTGAGTTTGAAAGAGAATTGAATCAATAACACTCTCTCCAGCTATCGCGATAAAGATTCGACTTCCAGACCTCCGTGACAATTCACTCGGTTCCGGACTGAGAAGAAGGATACGATTAACACCGTATCCTTTCTTCCCATCAGTATCATTTCGCATTTCCATCTCCAACTTATCAAAGGAAAGGGAATTTCCTCCGATGGAATCACTAATATCACGAAATAATACATAAGTAAAGGTTTTTTTTACGGTTACGCTACTCGGAGTCTCTGCGTAACATCAATGATCTTGGCTGGTTCAAGTTCTTCATTTCTTATAGACTGAACAAACCGATCATACAACCCATATTCTCGACCATGGGCCTCAATTTCCCAAGGAAGATCATAATAATGGATCTGAGCAACATCATATGGTCGACCAAACCATCGGATCATGCCATCTAATCCTTCGGCCCTCTCTCCCATAGCCATTTGTTTTATATGAACTAATTCATGTGCTAGAGATATCAGAGCAGTGTCATAACTTAAATTCGAATCTACATCAATATAGAATCTATTTGGCCGATGACGATCATCTAACCAACCAGAACATCCCACTCTGTTATGATCACTCATAAAGTTTTGAATTATACATACTTCAACTCTGATTTCAGAAAGCCTAAACTTATCGTCACGCATCAAAATATTACAGTAATAGTTTGAGGCATCCCGGAGAAGAGGTTGAGTAACTCCTCGGCCAATGGGGCGTCCAATTATTGTTAGTTTCATGGTTCACCATACTCGCCTTATGCACATGAGCAAACACTGGCTGGTGATATCCGAGCTTCCCCAGTCGGTAAAACTACTACCTCATGCCCGCCTAGTAGTCCTATCTTTAGATATATACCAAAAGATAAACAGTTGTAAACATATTTTTAGCAACAACCAGTATATTCTAAAACTTTTGAAACAAATAGTCTCTTAGGCCTAACGATAACTTGTGGAGTCTCAAAGTCTACTCCTATTAGAATAACTATCTGAGGAATATAGAATCCAGTAAGTTCTTCTACCATCATAGCATATATCGTGGTCTGAAGAAAATATCCCTCTATGTCTTCTTCATTCTTATTGTATCTTGATGTTTTGAAGTCTATGATAGATAACATTCCATCAAAGAGTCCTACACAATCTGCTCTTCCAGCCAATCGAAGTTTGTTTGACCAGAGACCGATTTCTAGTCCTTTTATAATAGACGCGCGCGCGCGTAAGATGTTTGTTATTCTAGAAGCCATCTCTAGGTTATTAGGCATCTGTCCACGGGCGTATGTTGGATCGTTAAGAATTACCTTTTCGAGTATTGAGTGAACTGCTGTTCCTCTTCGTCTAGCTTGAGTGGACCTTTTATTTACTTCTTCCTCTCCTACTCTGTCTTTCCATTCTTCTAACCAAGTGAGATCAGAAAATTTACTCAAGAATGTAGTAACTGAAGGATATCTATTTCCTTCAGGAGTTATATAGAATCTACCATTTGGAGTATCCTCATTTTGAATCTGAGGAAGTTGAAAGAAATCGTGTTTAAATGCAAGCATCAAATATGAATATCAAGGTTGTCTTTTTGAATGATATATTCACGAACTAAAGCAGATCGAACAATATCTTCTTTTTGAAATTCTATGAACTCAAAACTCTTCATGGCATTAATAATCTTCATGAATGATCTGAGACCATTTCTTTCTTGTTCTGTAGTGAAGTCAGATTGTCTAAAGTCTCCAGAGAAGATGATTCGACAATTCTTACCTACACGAGTGATTACTGAATCTAATTCGTGTCCATTACAATTTTGCATCTCATCAATAATTACGATCGAATCATTAAGAGTGACTCCACGAATAAAACTAGTAGAGATGAACTCAATCACTCCTTTTCGAGTAAGGAGGTCATATGAATCTCCTCGATTAAACAATTCTGTACAGATAGCATTATATGGAGCTTCGTACACGGCTGCTTTTTCTTTCTGATTTCCAGGAAGAAATCCCATCTTACGAACTTCAACTACTGATCGAATAATTGTTATTTTTTTCTGATTAGATATTCCAGCCAAAATATCTCGAAGAGCAAGAGCCATGGCAATGTAGCTCTTTCCAGTTCCAGCGATACCATGAAGCATTAAATTTTTGCCGGAATCCCAAGCAACAAATGCGTCACTCTGTGTCTGTGTTAATGGCTTTACGTTAGTTAAGTTTAATCCAAAATTTGGAGAATTTGCTGCTTCTTGAAGTTGTTGTCTAAGAAGTCTTTTTTCTCTCTTTGTAGTTCTTGTAGTCATCTACTTGTGTTCTCTTTATTATGAGACGACTTCATTAATCAAATGTATTAACATCTCCTCGAGGATGCTCTTTCTTAATTTTTCTAAGAACATCTCGAAAACCATCATCTGGTTTTCCATGATTATTGTATTTTAATGGTGGAGCATATGTAATTACTATTTCGAGATGAGGATTGTCTTTTTTATACTCGTCGAGCTCGACCATCTTCATAACGATCTCAAATGTTTCTTTTGTCTCTTTGTTTCGAAACGTATACGTAGGCATTAGTCCTCATAATCCTCAAGGAAGTCGATGTCCCTAGTTCTTAGGGCTCTATCAAATCTCTTTTTGTTTGGATTTATTCTTTCAACAATCGGATGATCGTCTTCAGACCAATTATTCTTCCGAAACTTTTTGATCTGCTTCATTTGGAATGAGTCCTGGCCAAACTTCTTCTATAACATCTTGAGTTATGCCTTTAGGCAACTTGCGTTCTTTTACCAAACAGAGTAACTCAGCATCTTTAGGAGTAACAGATTCTAGAATCTGAATAAAGAGAGATTCAAGTTTTACTCTAGTTAAGTTATTTCCGTTCCCATTTACAAACAGGCGCAAGTTTCTAATTTTTGAATAGAGCATGTTCTCCTGATCTAAGTAGGGTGTAGGAACATATGGAGGCTTTCCCTCTGGTAGATCCCATTTTATGGCTGGATGGAGCGCGTATTGGATGATGTCTTGAATAGATCGATTATCATTCTGTTTTAAATAATCAACCTTTTCCTTTTTGGTCTTCATCTTGGCAGCCTTGCCAAGAATTTCACCAATTCCCAACTTCATTAATAAAATCCTTCATTGCATTTGTCCACTGAGCTTGGGTCTTTGTGGACTTTGAGTAAAAGTTTGTGCGAGGATACAGAAAGTGATAAAACTTAGCCGTAGCTCTATCATATTTATTCATTATCTAGTTTCCCACATCAGAACTCTCCAATATATTCCATTAGATGTTTCATTCTATTCTTCATGAGATAATTGAACACTTTATCTTTATTCTTTCCTTTTTGTTCATGATATTGTTTCAATATCTCATGTTTAAGAGTTACTGGAGTGCATGATAAATCAATAAGCATGCAATTACGATTCCAATTCCTAATAATTCGTTCATCTTCGAAGAAATCTTTTGATTGTCTCTTAAATTCAGACATCCTCTTCTTACTCATTGTTCCTTGGCGAGTTCCTAGAACAAGACAATTATCTTCGGATAAAATATTAGGAACACCATCACTTCGATCACCAGAAATAATATGTTCTATAAGAAAATCACTGGGATTATTTTCTACAACTTTCTTATTCCTGACTGGATCATATTGTTCTACATTTAGAAATGATTGTAACTGTTTAAAATCCTTGTCTCCAGAAAGAATAAGAATTGGCGAAGAACCTGGAAATTTACTTCCAAATTCAAAACAAAGAGTTCCAATAATGTCATCAGCTTCAGCCCCCTCCACCTCAATAATTCGATATGGAAAGTAATTTCTAAGATCAAATCTAATCTCATTAAGACCTTTGAAGATGCTTTCCCAATCTAGAGAACTCTCATCTCTATCTTTCTTACGATTGGCCTTGTAATAAGGAAAATATGCTTTCCTCCAAGATGTTCCAGTATCTGTAGCAATCACTAGCTCTCCATACTTAGATCCAAACTTTTGTTTGTATGATCTTAACGAATTTAGAACCATGTGCTTAAACATTGGAATCTCTACTAACCCTCCAGAGAATCCCATCTGCATCATGATACTAGCGATCATGACCTGCTGAAGGTCTACAATTATCACGACAACACCTCAGTCATTTGTGATGCTATGGCAACCCATTCAAAGTTGCCATCTATAGCAATGACATCAGAATAATCATGCTCACAGTATTTCATAGCTTCTTTTGTTCCAGCTCTAAAACGCTTACAGATTAATGTTTTACCAGAATTATGAACATGATAATTCCAGTCTCCATCGTATCTACCGTTGATTATTGTTCCATCTGAGAATAGAACTTTAAACTCTTCTTCTGGAGCATAATATTCTTCAATTAGATCTCCACTTAATTCGATTAAGTCATCTGAAGAACCCCATAGATAAATTGTCATTTGAACTCCACATATAAAGATTTCTGTGTCTGGTATTTCTCGCCGTCCCAGTAATACATGTTATCGGAAACATCCTGACAAGGATGATATCGGCCTCGCATCTTCATTAAATATGAACGAAGGCTCTCAGATATCAAGAGTACATCCTTAATATAACCATCTTCCATAATATTGTCAACATTAATTCCAATCATCTGCATCTGTTCAAAAACCATATGCATTAAGAATGAGAGTTCTTCTTGAACTTCTTCTACTATTTCATGATCATCTGGACTCGTGGGGTCTGGTGGTCTATTTCCCCACGGACCATTAATTATTTCTCCCATATTATGCTCTATACGTATACGTTTGTTTTGGCAGACTCTTATCTGGATTATGAGCAATTATGTTACTAAGAAGATGAGACCATCGCTGGTCTGAATTCTGTTGATTGAATCTAGTATCGGCATACATCTTCATGAATTTTCGACGAGCAATTACATCTTTATCATTGACATGTTCTATTGCACTGTCTAGAATATGATATAACTTAGTCGCGTGCTTGTTCTCATCCTCTTCAAATTGATACATGTATGTGAATCCTGCCGAAGTATCAGGAAGAGCTCCATAATTTGAATGAATGCACATAAGCTCAGCAGACATCGCTTCGATCAAACATAAGCAAGATGTTTCTGGCCAAATAGAAGGATAAGCAAATATATCGCCGGTTGTCTCAAGATATTCTAGAATAGTATCATTATCTTTTGTTCCATGATAACGAACTTGAGGATGAGCCATCAAAATATTAAATAATTCTTGATACTGCTCATCACGATGTTCCCATCCATATAATTTAAATGATGAGAATACATCCAGAATAATATTAGAGTGTTTTTTTGTTAATGAATCAAATGCAGCATAAAGAATGTGAAGTCCTCTATGTGGAGTTGATGTGTAGCAAATATGAATAACATCGTCATTGTCGGCTTCTGGATGGCGATTTAATGGAACAATAGAGTTCTCAATAACTTCACACTGAGACCATGGAATATTATAATATTCAATATATCTCTGCATCTGCCAATTAGATACAAAGATAAGTTTGTGAAACTTATTCCAACCATCATTTTTCAGGAATTCTGATTCAGGATCCCCAGGCAAATCATGCGCGTAGAATATTCGAAACTTATCTTCTTTCAATTCTCGTACTCTAGAGAACACAATTTGAAATTGCTCTAATAATTCTCTTAGTACGTTTCCAGAGTAGAGTCTTTCTTGTAGCAGTTCTGTACCACCCTTAGAATTCTTATTAGTTTCGTTTTTCTCAATTAAATCTAAATTCATTAATCACTCTTAGGAAGCGTTGGATTAGTTTCATGCCATTCATAAAACATATCTAGCTTTTCTTTGGCTCGAGCACTCATGGAATATAATTCATCATCTGAAAAATTCTTCTCATAAAAAAACGTGATGGCTCCCATTAGATCAGCGATCTCATCAATTAGCCTAGTTCGAATGTCTCCACTCCAATGATTAGTAGAACCTCGAGAACCCATAAGCTTACCGCCGATTTGTATAACTTCTCCAGCTTCTTCAAGAAGTTTGGATAAACCGGTCCATTCTTCGTCGCCAATTGCAAACATTTTAATTTCCTTTTCTTATCATAAGAAACCTTATAGACACGATATTACAGGTTTTAGAGCCACGTTATTGTTAGTAAATTTCTTTGAGATCGTGTTCACGATCAATGAACTTATAAGAAACTTTTGTCACTTGAAAATTCTCTCTAATATATCCAATTACTTCTTCAGGCGTGAATGGAGAGCAACTATATAAATCAAACTCTAAAAGCCCGGTTCCATCTTTATGATTCCAGATATGTATTACAGAATTACTAGTAGTCAAAAGAATCGAAGATGTAATACCCTCATTTCCAGGTTCATCACACCAAAGAGTTACCGCTGGAGATAAAACTTTCATTCTAACTCTATATACAAGAGTTGTCATAAAAGAATCTATAAACGATAATTGATCTCTTCTTGGAGGATTAATTATTTCTGCTCTGACTAACAAATGAAGATGTGCGTAAGGCATCTCATAAGAACTCCTAGGAGAGAATGAAAATCCTAGCGAGCGCTAGTGAACTTATTTATAAGTGTATAGACCTTTCTATCTTCTGTATTCTTAGTATGTCTGCTGCTATATCGTGTATTGGATTGTGCTCAATAAACTTACGCTTCCACTCTTCTATATCATCGATTGGACAGAATCCATTTACTTTATTCTTAAACTGGAATTGTGTATCGATATAGGTTCTAATGTCTCGGACGAGCCAGAATGGAAGAATGAAGTCTAATGATTCTCTTGATGAGAAGTCTCTGAAGTTCCGGTGCAGAAGAATCGGGTCAAAGGTATTAGAACGAGACCACCATCGAAATATCGTATGACCATAAACATAATCATAGAATTTCTTGGTAAATTCTTCTATCGTAATCTCAGAACCATCTATGTCTAATTGCTTCTTCTTTTCTAGATGATCGTTCCACCACTTCAAATCTTCTTTCTTAAAAGAATAACCATCTTCTTTCACTTGCTTATAAATGTTAAATTTAGCAAATTGAATATCTTTAATTAGTTCTTCAAAAGTATATGGATTATCGGATACGAATCTATCCCAATCAAATATAAAGTAAGCACAATTAACTACAGGAATAGTAAATATGTCTTGACCAATGGTTTCATAGTCGAGCACGAAATGATATTGCATTAATAACTTCGTCCAACTCTAACCAGCTTCTCACACGAAGGGCATTGAATAGCTTCGAATCCAGAATCATCACCCATCACCGTATACTTGTGCCAAAATATTTCTGAAGGAGTATATTCTAAGATAGAAGCACAGTTACCACACGTAACTCTCTTCTTCTTTTTCTTATCTATACCTATTATCTTAACCATATCTATTTGCCCTTCAGAGCCTGCTGGAATTAAAACTTAGAATAAATGGTATAGCCTACCATCTTTTAGTCTAATGGCTTTAGAAGGTCACTCTCTTCTTGTTCTAAATGTTTCTTTTTTATTTCTCGCAAGAAATAGTTTCCATTTTGATCTTGAAGCATTTCATAGCGATTATTCCAACTTGAATCACTAGAAATACTATAGTATTTCACACAAAAAGGTTGGTATCCCAACTGATGACTAATAGTATTTTGACATGAGTTCTTCAAGTTGGATGATGCTTTCTTCCGCGGACGTATGAAGGATAAAAGTCCCACCATTTTGCTCCCAAATTTCTTGATACTTTGGCCAATCGTCAACAATAACATTATGCATTTTTGGAGCCATGAACTGATATTTGCTCTTACTATCACACGTAATCATGGGAATATCTGGAAAATGCTTTAATCTCCAGAGCTGTTTTTGTGGTTGAGACCAATTCCCCTGAGGGCATCCGGTGAGAATGATTGGAACGGTTCCAATATCATATCCAAGTTTAACGGCGCAATCGACTAAAGTAAGAGCTCCGGGCATTGGTTCTAGATTATAGAAGAACTGAGGGTCACTCATTACAACCTTCCAAAAAGCTTTAGCCCCGTGCTTGTCCTCGTATCCCTTTGCCGATTCTCCTGATAATTCTTCAAATCGTTTATCAAAGTTGGCTAGAACTCCATCACAATCAAGAAATATTTGCATTGCTCTTTTCCTTGAGATTCCACGCCTTCAACATCTAAGGATTCTCATTTCAAACTCTTATTTTTTCCGAGAGTTCAATGTCATCTATATGAGTTGCGTATGTCTCACCATTCTCATAAACCTCAATGGTAAACTTTACTTCATAGCATGGTCTGTAATTGTATTGACTATCTTCAGTTAATCCAAGAGATTCTGCTACTGTTCTATCTTCATCCTCATCGCCATGAACATATTTGTAAACTACCTTAGGCCATTCACTCATCTTCTTTCTCCGGAGCCATAACCCAGATAACAGAATTCAATTTAAAAGATCTGAATGCTTCTTTATCCAAGTCCCAAACAATCATTCGATCACCAGTCTGATAGTTCTGAGTTTTTCTTTCATAGTTTGGCATTAATTCTTTCTTAAGAGTGCATGCCATCATTCTTTCATCGCCATCATTCTTCATAAACTTAACTAAACACTCTCCTCTATGAAGATATTCATTCATCTCATCATGCGAAATTATCATTTACTTCAAGCTCTCATTTAGTTCCATGAAACCTCCAATATAAGTTGGAGTTCCTTCATTATAGACTTCGATTTGGGGAAACGTTTTGGCGTTGGGAAACCAGGAGAGTAGATCATCTTTAGTGAAGTCCTCTCCTAGAATCAACTCTCTAAATTCTAATCCTTTAGAAGTAAGAAGAGCCTTAGCCCTAGTACAATATTGACAATTATGTTTCGAATAAATGTGGTAAATCATTCTTAATTATAACATGAAATTATAGAAATGTCAAGGTCTAGATCCCCTAAGAGCTACGTCTTCACAGATCTTTAGTCTATCATTTCGAACAATTGCACCTTGTCCCGTGCCTCCATCATTATCAACAATAGTACCAATATTATTACACTCTTTGAAGAGTGTAAGATACGGATCGTGTTGAATCTTTACTTGGATTTGTGCAGGGCCTTCCATGGTCTTTGCCCAAGAGGTGCAATCTTCAAGAGACATTCCTGATACATTTTCAGCGCACCAGCGGACTCGAGCATCTCGAGTCCACATGACTGTCTTAATCTGAACTCCAGAATAGATAGGGATTCTTACTTGTTGAATAACTGTCCTAGGCTGCATGTATGCTTTTGCAAAATTCATGCACTCGTTCATTTCATCTTTAGAATATGGAGTAGTCTTTTGATGAATACAAAAATTAAATCGAGAGTCCTCAGTATATCGTACAGTTTTAGTAAGAACTTGTTTCTGTGCGACATATCGAAAAGTTCTAACCACCGGATACGGTTTAAGAACTTCCTTAATTGTCGTCTTAATATCATATTGAGGAGAAGGAAGAGAATAGACTAGTGCCCAAAATACTGCAATCACGATTCCAATATTAATCATTGTAAGATTTTGTTCTCCTCTCTGAGACTTGGCAGACAGCCAGCTCAAAAAACAAGCCAAAATACTTATTCCACAGAGTATACTAATAGGCGTCTTGAGACTAAATGCCCAGAGCCAAAGAAACGTCATGCATACCTCCATCTGTGATACTCTAGATTATATCACAGAACATGTACAAAGTAAAATACAATTATGGCCAGAACCATAAGTCCCAGCCATAATGTTTTATGGGATCAACCAAAATTTTATGGAGTAGTAGTTTTAGCCGCTTTAGCCGCGTCCTTGACATCAGTAGTTAGAGTTTCAGCCTCAGCAATGACCGCTTTCTCTAATCCATCTACTACGCCAGAAGCGTAGTTAGTATTGGATTCAGTAGAGGGTTTTGGGTGCTTTACTACATAAGCGACTACTGCAATCACTGCAGCAAGCAATAGAAGTGTAATAACAAATGACATATTCAAATCTTTCTATAGATGGTGCTCTCAACCGGAATCGAACCGATCTCTGATGCTTACAAGGCAACTGCATCACCGACAATGCTTTAAGAGCTAGTTTAGTAACAATATTTATCTTATATGCACATACTCAGCATGATTCAAATCATCACCATGCTCCTCGAATTGAAGATTAATCTTCTCTCGAAGTTCTGAAAGTTCAATTGGTCTATAATCGATCTGTTCTACACATACAGAAAAATATAATGGATCATTAATTTTAGTCTCAAGCGTTGATTTTGTTATAGTCACTCTATTAGCGTGTAAGTGACCATGTACATTCACTCTCCACCTTTGAGTAATGGACTCTGGATGAAGTGGAACATGAGTTAAAACCATATCTTCCAAGACTCTAATTCCATATATTTCTTTGAAATATTGAAGATAATCTTTCGTCTTAAAGATATCATGATTGCCTCGAATAAGACGCTTGCTTCCATTTAGTCGCGAGAGAGTCGCAAGGTGCTTGGCTCCAATAACTACATCACCGAGATGATACACCTTGTCGTGCTCTCTCACTACTTTATTCCAACGACGAACCATCTCTTCATCCATCTCTTGAGCATTCTCGAATGGACGCAAAGGAGTACCATCGTTCCTCTTGAACGTGGTGCAACACTTTTCATGTCCAAAGTGAGTGTCTGAGATTAAGAAGATATTAGCCATTAATCATCTTCACTTCAAGAATTCCTCTGGTTTGTAAATCATACAAGAAGGAACATCATAAAAATTAGAGCTAACCATTCCATTATGCAAACTCTTCATCTTCTTCGTATCCCCATACTGGAGCAGATAGTTCAGACATTTTATTTCTGAATCTTAAAATATTATAGTTCTTAAGGAATCCTCTTCTATGTTCTTCGATTGGATAGACTCCAATTGCTGTCTTCTGATTACCAATATCTGGTTCTCTGAAGACAATATACTCAACCTTCATGGCTTGAATAACTCTCTCAACTGATTCGAGCTCTTGAAGATCAGCAACTCCACAACAAACAAAATATAGGTCTTTTACTTGTTCTTCAGAAAGTTTATTACCTAATTCAAGTGCAACATGAGCAGTCTGAACGAGTTGATATTCATCAAAGATATCTTGTCTAGTGAAAAAATATGAGTATCGTCTAACAAATTGAGCTCGACCTTCATCAAGAGCTTTAACAATATTTCGATACTGTTCTATCTCTTCTTTATCTAAGAGATCTATAGATGCGACTCCAATAAGAGTACCGTTATCATGTAGAAAACCATACCAACAAATATAATTTGAAAGAGTGTCAAATGGCTTTCTACCATTAGCTAATTTTATTGTTCTGCTTACAGGAGTAAATGCTTTTCGAAGAAGATGGCGAGCAACAGCTATTTTATCTTCACTCTTAGAATTCATTGCTCGAAGAATACAATACTCAATATGATTATTAACAGTATTCTTCTTTTCGTTAGCGAGTTTCTTCCAAAGAGTACTAATGTTTTGTTTCATTTTCGTTTCCTTAATTTCTTAATTTTATCATGCTTAATTGGTGAAGTAAACTACAAAATTAAGAATTAAGGTGGCTTGAACTAGCGCATATTACTTTCTTCCATAGAGAGTTGTTACGAGTTTAACTAGAGTATTCGTATCAATATCTTTAAACGAACTAATAAGAGAACTAGGAGCACCAGCAGAAGTTGCTTGTTCTTCCATCATATATCGAGTCGCTTTTTCAAGAACTTCCGGATTAATCTCTGTTTTGAATTGAGGATCAGAAGAATTAGATATAGAGATATTAACTTCTACCATTTCAAGATCCGTACTTTTAATTCCTGATACGGGTTTATATCTTCCATATCTACCATAATGTCCTAAGACAGAATTAGAAGCATCACACTTACGAGAATAAACTCTAGCTTTATTGATGTCTGAAACCCAAGTTGGATAACATGTCTTTCCTCCCGCTAGATAAGTTCCATGAATTTTGCGTCTAATTACAAACATATATTAAACTCCAAAAGAGAATGGCGCGCCAGGCGGGACTCGAACCCGCAACACACAATTTTAGAGATTGTTGTTCTTGCCAATTGAACTACGGGCGCGCGGAATTCTAATTCATTATAATGGTCCGGGTAGAGGGATTCGAACTCTCGACATGACGCTCCCAAAGCGTCTGCTCTAACCTGGCTGAGCTACACCCGGATAATTATCGGGTTTCTTTGTTTGCTACCATTTAGCAAAAGCCTAAGACGACTTTTATTGGAATCGAACCAATAAGTTTAATTTGCTGAATGAAACCCATTTTATTTTACGGATTACTTGTTTTGCAGCCGGAATCGAACCGGCAACGATTGGGTCAAAACCAATTGTGCTACCATTGCACTTGCTAAATGTTTTGCTGTAAGCAATCCAATTAATACTTTCAGGGAGCTACCCTTCAAGTAATGCTTTCTATATATACCAACTTTATTAAAATGTCAACAATAAAATTAAGTAGTTGGAGTAGTATTAGCAGCTGGATCAAGAGGAATTGATTCTGGAGCTGCAACGATCGGAGCGGCAGCTACATCAGTATTAGCTACTGGATCAGCTACGGGGTCTGTTGCTACAGACACTGTGGTGTCTGTAGTTACTGCTGTATTAGCATCAACTGAAGAAACCGTTGGTGTGGTGTTAGCGTCAACTGGTACAGAAGCTGGAGCTGGTGTTGATACAGTGTTAGTGGTAACTGCTGCTGCTAAAGATGCGCGAGCAACTGATAATTGAGATGCAAGAGCAGCAGCTTGTGCCTCAATAGACTGGCCGGAAGCTGCTGCTGTCTGTAAAGATTGAATCTGAGCTACGAGTCCATCAATTAAAGTCAAAGCACTCTGCTCTTCTCCAACTGTAGCGGCAACTTCATTAGTAAGTGTAGTAATTACGTCATCCATGTTATGGATACTCCTTAAGATTAATAAGAGAAGATATTCGATTCGTGTTAAGCGTTCATTATCTAAATCGTGCATACAAATATTTATTAGAACATATTATTGAAATAGAATTAAATTTTGATCTAGTATAGGCAAGTTGTTCAAACCACTTTTTATTGATCGTCTTCATCGTAAATCGGATCAAGGTTAAATTCATATCGGGCATTATTCCGAGCAGATTGGAGTATCTCTTTAGTTCTTGGTTGATGTATTGCATTTCCAACCGCAACATAGGCATGCGCACTCATTAACTCATCGAGCGCTTTGAATTGCTCTTCTGTCATCGTCCATCCTCCGGCAGTAGCTCTATAATCTCTTCACTAGTCATTGCTGTTCGCCCTCTCCTCGATGAGTGTGTTGAGGGCTGCGTCACACATTTCCGCCATGTCACGGTTCGTGGCCGCCTTTGTCAGCCGCGCTTGCATCGCCATGCGCTCAGCATTTAGTAGGCCCTGCGTTTTTCCATCATCGAATATTTGCTGAGCCTTCGCCGCGTGTTGCTGTTCGTATTCGCGGAATTTGTCCCGGCACTTCTCAAGCGCCGCGCGGAGCTTTTCGATCTCGTCCCAGCAGTCGTTAAGAACCGTATCGACGCCATCACCCTCAACATCGAAGTAGTGCTTACGCTCGGCTTTTAATTGCTTGATCCGGGTCACAAGGTCATTCATTGGTCTGTCCTGACTTAGGTTGGGCGATGGCCGATTGGCTCATCCTTGAACCAGCAGAAGCGCTCGCGGGGCCAGTGAATGTAGTGGTGCCCGTCACCCTCTTCGGCATCGTAGCGGCTGATTGTCAGCACGGTATTATTGGCCGTGAAGAAGTAGCTCTTCACTCGCTCATAGCGGACCTGCGCGGTGCTATCGTCGCGATACAGCGTGAGCGTCCGGCTGCTTCGTGCGCCCTTATTCTGCATGGTCTGTGCTCCTGTTGAGGGCTGCGTGGATTATGCGTTTCGCGGCACAAATCCCGGCTTCGGCACTTTCGAAGCTGTTGAAGTCACTAGTGTCCAGACGATCTGCAATCGGCGCGAAGGTGTCCGAGAAGAGCGTCCTGCCTACCGCGCGGCTATCTTCGAGCGTTTGACCTCGCAGCGACATGGCCCACTCAAAGCCCATTTCGAAAGCAGCTTCAGCGCTCAGTCCCGCTTCCAGCTTGGCTTTATCAGCAAGGAGGGATTCGATTGTGTCATCCTTCGGCGCCTTTGATGCGATAACGCGCACCGCCCACATGGCGAAGAACTCGCCGCGCTTCCGCTCGCTGTCCTTGTCGCGCGTTCCGACAATTTGCGGAACCAGCGGCTTCAGCAGCCGGTCGCG